ACTTAAAGGTGGTGGCTCTATTGGTGCAAAAATGAAATCTATGGGTCGCAATCTGGCTCGCGCTGCAAATCAACGCGGTTCTTCAAGGGGCGGATAATGGCTAAATACAGCAAGAAAATGATGGGCAAAGAAGTCGGCGATGCGGCTGTGTATGCCGAGCCCCACACAATGACGGGTAAGAAAGTTAAAGTCGAGGAAATTCCCGGCAAACCTTCCGAACTTACAGGTACCAATCGCATGCGCATGAGTGTCGGCATGTACAACAATGGCCCAGTAGTACCCACTAAAACCGACGGCATTAAAATTCGTGGCACAGGAGCGGCAACCAAAGGCACAATGGCCCGAGGCCCGATGGCGTAATGACGTACACAGAGCTTGTCACCGCTATACAGCAGACTGCTGAAAACTCGTTTGATTATTCTACTAACCCAGAGATAATTAATAGGTTCATTAAGCAGACGGAGCAACGCATCTATAACACGGTGCAGATCTCTAACTTGCGTGCAAACGTGACCGGTAACTTAGTTGGCGGCAACCCATACTTAAACTGCCCCACAAATTTTTTGTCTGTATATTCCTTGGCTATATACACTCCGAACGCAACGCCAGTTGACTACACTTACCTCTTAAACAAGGACGTGGACTTCATTCGTGAAGCGTATGACAGCACGACCGGCAAACCGAAACACTATGCTATTTTTGGCCCTCAAAGTGGGCCTACGGGAAACCCTTTATATTTGACTTTTATTGTCGGGCCAACGCCCGATACGGGCTATACCGCTGAACTGCATTACTATTACTACCCAGAATCCATCGTCACTGCGGGTACTACTTGGCTCGGCCAGAACTTTGACTCCGCGCTGCTTAACGGGGCCTTGGTTGAGGCTATTCGCTATATGAAGGGCGAACCAGATATGATTCAGTTGTACAGCACTCTATACATATCGGCTATTACGCTCCTCAAGAATTTGGCGGATGGCAAACAACGCGCTGATACGCACCGCGACGGACAAGTAAGGACACAAGTCCAATGAGTATTGTTCAAACTCAAACCACAAGCTTTAAGGCGGAGCTGTATCAAGGCATCCACGATTTGACTACAGATGTTATAAAAATCGCCCTATATACAGCTTCCGCCAATTTAAACGCCAGCACAACGGTCTACTCCACTACAAATCAGGTAGTAGCATCTGGGTATACGGCGGGCGGGAAGACAATGACAGGTATCACAATAAACTCCGCCGACTACACCGCATACGTTGGATTTAGCAATGTTTCTTGGACTTCGGCATTGACAGCTAGGTGTGCTTTGATATATAACTCCAGTAAGTCAAACCGTGCGATTGCTGTGTTAGATTTTGGTTCAGACAAGACAAGTTCTAGCACATTCACAATAACAATGCCGCAAGCAACGGCAACGACAGCATTGATTCGTAGTTCAAACTGAGGTAAACATGTTAGTAAACACAATACACGGCGAAATGGACGAAAGCCTTCTGGAGAAGAAAGAAGGCGGATTCGAAAACGACAACGAAAAAACCACTTGGGTAGAGTATTGGTTGGACAAAGACCTTGTTCATCGCTCTGCGCATGTCACTTTAAAAGCATCGCCGACAGTAGTTGGTGAAATTCAGGAGTTCTAATCATGGCAAATACACAATCGGTATGCACATCCTTTTTAGCTGAGGTTATGCAAGGCTATCATCAGTTTGGTCAGCCTAGTTTAACTTCACGCACCAGCTTGACGTCCCCCACCAACGACACTTTTAAGTTGGCTTTGTATTTTAGCTCGGCCACTTTGAACGCCTCTACCACCGCGTATTCAACAACAGGTGAAGTAACAAATACTTCCGGTACTGGGTACACTGCTGGCGGCTACACTTTGACCAATGCCAACACACCGGCTTCAACAAATACCACCACAACTGCTGGCACAGGTTATTGGACTCCCTCGGCATCTGCATCTTGGACTTCTTTGACTGTTAGTACCGCGTGGAATTGCGCGTTAATGTACAACTCAACTCAAGGTAACCGCGCAGTGGCAGTTTATACATTTTCTGACCAGACAATTACAGCCGGTACATTCACTTTGACCATGCCTACTAACGTAGCCTCTACCGCTCTTTTGCGTTTGGCTACAACTTAATGCTATGAGTCATGGCAGAACCAAATCAAAATTTAAAGGTATTACCTCCGCTATATAGATTTGATTATAACGGGGTTACATTTGCCTATTACTCCGGTAATAAAGGGCAGGGGCTGCCTAAACATCAACATTACTTCTCTCATTTGACGTTTGTTGCTGCTGGAAAAACCTGTGTGCGCAAAGAAAACTTATATAGGGAACTTTTACCCGGCGACCATCCACTCAGCCTAAAAGAAAATGAGTGGCACGAAATAGAAATTCTTGAAGACAATACGGTTTTTATTAACGTAAGTGGAGGGCAAGATGCATAAACACGTTATTTTTGACGCTGAACGTAACTATGTTAATTTAATCATTTGCAGTGATGACGATAGTTTGCCGGACGGATATACAAAACAAAAACTGCGGGATAATCAATATTGGAATTTTGAAACTCAAAAAATAGAGAATATTCCACCCCCCATTACTTTCATAACCATAGAGACTGTGTAAATGGCGGGATTAGTCTACCTATTTACTTCTGGAACTTCTTGGACTGTTCCGGCTGGTGTTACTGGTATACAGGTAGAGTGTTACGGCCCCGGCGCGAGTATTTTTAACAGCGGTACGCCAATTACAAGTTTAAATTCTGGCGGGTCTTACTCAAAAAGTAACACGGTTTCCGTTACTCCGGGTTCTACAGTTTATTTTAACATTGGTTCAAGCGGTGGTAATACATGGTTTAACACAAGTAACGTCGCGCCGACTTCATCCTCTTCCACATCTTCCGCGTGTCTTGCCGTAGGTAGCTCTACCGCATCAGGGTCTCAAATAGCCGCTAATTGCGGGGATGTTAAATATAAAGGCGGTGATGGATACAATTCTCCGGTTCCTTCGGGAGGATGGGGCGCAACCGGACAAGGTGGACAGGCAGGGCCTAATGGAAACGGGGCTGATGCAGGGCCAGCATATTATGTAGCTTCAAACGGAACGATTGGGTCGGGTGGTGGTGCAAATAGTGGCTCCCAAGCAGCGTACAACACCATCCCATATGGAAGAGGTGGGTCTGGAAGCTCTCAAGGCAGAGGTGGTTATGCTACTTCCGTTTCTGTCACTAACGCAGTTATTGCTGCAGTTAACCCTACCCAAGACATAGTCGGCGCGGCCAATTTTTCCAACGGAACAGGCTCTTATCTTGCTACAAATTACAACTACGGCCCTCGCGGTGGTACTTTTGGCTACGGATATCGAGTTTGTTGCAATTGTACTTACGTTACATATTATCAATTATACAACTATCAAACAGGTTTTATAGTAATAACTTTGGTTACCCAAACAACAAAATATATTGTTGTTCAAGCCGACGCGGGAACGTATAACTCGTATCAAACAGGGTCATTTACTTTACCTTCAGATTTTGGTTCCTTAACTTCAATCGAAGCCTTTGGTGCGCCGGGCAAAGGTAATAGTTTTGGTGGGGCCGGAGGCGGCGGGTATTCTAAAACTCTAGGTTCTTCTATTACCGCGTCTTTGGTTGCGGGCTCTACAACTATTTATTATCAATTAGCGGGAACCGCCACTAGTGTTGACAACTGCTGCTGTGTTTATAGCGCGGGGCCCGTATATCCTACTTGGATGAGAATTGGAACAAACTCTGCCCCTACTTCAGTTACCAACGGAGTTCTAGCAAATGGTGGACAAGGATATGTATACAAAAACAATACTAGTAAAGCTGGAGCAACTACTACAGGAGCGATAGGGGATACTAAATATGGTGGTGGTGCTGGTGGTACCAGCGCAGGCTCTCTTACCTATGCCTCTGGTGGTGGTGGTGGCGGCGGTGGGCCGTCTGGAAACGGGGCTAATGCTGGAAACGGGGCTAGTGCTAGTGGTGGTGGTGGCGGTGGCGCGTCTAACGGAGGTAATGCGGGTAGCGATGGCACATCTACAGCCGGTGGTGCTGGTGGATCTATTACGGGCGGTACTGGGGGTTCTGGAGCTACATCCGCAACTAG